TTAGTATTATGCAGTTTGTAGATGCCGAGGTATTAGGAAGGTTTGATTTATTTGACCAAGCGTTTATTGTCCGTAATAACTGGGGCGGTGTTGAGCGTTATAGGAATCTTCCTACTCTTCATACTCGTCTTAGTACAGCTTGCGTACGAAAAGCTCAAAAAGACCCGGACGTTGCCCCATACCTTCCAGACACTATCCATAATGACCCGCTTGTCGTCCCGTTCGACAGAAAAAGCGCAAAATTATACGAAAAAATAAAGACTGACCTTTTATACGATTTACAAGAAGCTCAAGATTTATTTGGTAGTTCTTTTAACATAATGTCTCATTACGGACTTGAATCTAAATCTGGTGGACCAGAAGACGAGATGCGTGGAAAAATTATGTCTAAAATTGGTGCATTGAAAATGTTATGCTCACACCCAGACCTATTAAGAACCAGTGCTCAAAAGTTTAAACAAATGAATGGTGAAGGCTCTTCTTACGCTAATGAGTTGTTTGAAAGCGGTTTATTAGAAGATATAAAAATTTCTAATAAATTAGAAACAATGACAGAATATGCTTTAGATTTTTTAGAACAAAATGACAACCATAAGGTTGTTATATTTGCTTCTTATGTAGATATGTTGGATAAGATTGCTGAGAAACTAGGGACTAAAAGATGTAGGCTTTATTCAGGAAAATTAGACGCTAAAACTAAAGAGGAAAATAAAATTGCGTTCAACGAAGATTCTTCTGTGCGTGTACTTATTTCTAGTGACGCTGGTGGTTACGGCGTCGATTTGCCTGCAGCTAATCTCCTCATAAATTACGACCTTCCTTGGTCATCAGGTTCGGCAGCTCAACGTAACGGCCGTATTAAACGAGCATCTTCTACTTGGGAATCTATTGTTATTCAAGATTTACTTATGGGTGGTTCAATAGAAGTTAGACAACATGACATGCTTCAACAAAAGAATGCTGTTGCAAACGCCGTTATTGACGGAGAAGGTATAGATGATAAAGGCGGTGTTAAACTTACTGTACAAAGTTTAAGTAAGTTCTTACAAGGAGAATCGGTTTAATGGAAGACTGGAAAGATTGTTCTACAGAAGTGACCACAGCCAAATCTGATATAGCCATGGAGATTCAAAGGTACGCAGACCATTGCTTAAAAATAGGCCTATCAAACAACTTTGTTGCTGGGCTACATGTGGCTGCTGACATCGTTTTAAACGGCCTTCCAAAGGCAGAAGTGCCTTATCAAGAACCTATGTGGGCTACAGAGCCACACAGCGCTCCTTAATTCCTATAACCTAGGGTGTATGCCTAACGCCCCAAAAACCCCTACTCGCACTATTCGGGTAGCCGATGACCTATGGCAAGCTGTCCAATATAAGGCCGCTGCCGAAGAACGTACTGTTACCAGTGTTATTATTGAGGCTTTAGAAAAATATTTAGCAGAAGACGTTGTGTACGAAGAGGATATTTTTTAATGGGAAAACATTTAGATAAAATTGTTAAATCTTTAGAGATTAGAAAAAAGCATGTTCCTAAAAAATCGGGCTATCATGTCCCAGGAAGCATGAACAAGAAAAAGACAGGATATCGAGGAAACACCGGAAAGCGATAGTTGCATCTCCTTTTGGCTAGTGGTAAGTTATTCACGTAGCCTAGAAGGGGGTACAAGATGTCTTTAGAAAAACTTAAAGAAGAAGTTAAACAATACATAGTACTTAAAGATGAAGTTGAATTTTTAAATCAACGCCAAACTGAAATTAAAAAACGAGTTATTGAATCGTTATTAGAAATAGGCGAAGAAGATAGTCGTGGGCACATTGTTGCTGAAATTAATGACGAAAAATCTGGTTTAACCAGAATTACTGTTGTTCATCAAAAAAGGATTTCTAAATCTTTAGATATAGATAAAGCAGAATCTATTCTTAATGCAAAAGGAATTAAAGACCGATGCATTAAGTTAGTACCTACTATTAATGAAGATGAGATTATGGCTGCTTACTATGAAGGTTTAATCACCGAACAAGAAGTAGATGAAATGTTCCCATCAAAGATTACTTACGCGTTATTAGTCAAACAATGACCGAAGAAAATATTGAAAAGTTTTTTAGCGATATAGATATTTACTATCCAGGTAGTAAAAGAAAACGCAAAGAACCTAAACCAAAAAAAGAAGTACAAATACTAGATTGGGATTCCAAACCTAGAAAAACTACTTTGCCTAACGGTACACAGGTTGATATGTTTCTTATTGGTTCTTTATGTAAAGCTTTAAACAGGCCGTTAGTAACTATACGGTCATGGATTAAGGAAGGGTATCTTCCTCAATCTCCTTACAGACTTCCTTCCACGACAACTAAGTCAGGGGAGGAATACCGAGGTCGTCGTTTGTACAGCAGACGTATGATTGAGGCAGCTGTTGAGATATTTAATCAGAATAGACTTTTTGAAGAAAAAAGGATAAACTGGTCTCAACATCAACAGGTTACAAAAAGCCTAGTTGACTCGTGGAATAAAATTCGCGAGGATGAAAATAAGATGACAACAGATGAAAAGAGATGAATAAATGGCTATACAACAAGAAGTACCAGGCATTGACACATACATGGTTGATGCAAGACCTGAACAAGCAACAAGTTCAGCAGTTCAATCAGGCTGGGAAGCTGCGGAGAAATTAACACCTCCTACTGGCGATTTTCCAGTTGAATTTAAACACAGCGAAGAAGAATGCCCATTATGTCTTAAGTTGCGCCATCGCCCAGAAGACAAGCGTGGGTTTACTGTTGCTAACTTAAGCATAACTCCAGCGCAGAAGCAAATGATTATCGCTTCTCCTCGTTTGTTTAAGACTTTGCACATGGTTAACTCAACACCACAAGGTCCTTTAAATAAAAATTATTGGGCAATAAGCCGTTCAGGCGTAAAACAAAGCACTGTCTACCATGTAGTCGCAATTAAAGAACGCGACTTGGCAGAAGATTATGGTATCGACCCAGCAACTGCTGCAAATGCAATTGCTTCAATGGAACCATTTTCTTATTCAACAATCAAGCAAACTTCTTACACAGATTTGCTTGCCATTGCTGAAGAACTAATGGATAGATAGGCAAACATTAGACCGCTCAGGGGCTGACTCTCCCCTTTCTCAGCTCCTGGGCCCTAAACTATTTATGAATATAATTACTACTACTGACCAATTAAACGAAATGGTTAGTCATTATCTAACTCAAGATGCTTTTGCTTATGACGTTGAAACAGTAGGTCCACGCAGAGGCGTTACAGTCGTTAATGAAGTTTTATGGATTACCCTTGCAACCTATGGTAGATGTGATGTTATTCCCATGGGACATCCAAACGGAGAATTTTTAGAAGAATTATTTCCTCTTACTGGTCAAGGTGAGAAGCGTGTTGCTAAAGGATTAGAAGTAAGACCAAGTGATTACTCAAGAGATAAAAGAAAGTCAACTGTTTTATTTGGTGAAGCTCCTAAACAATTGTTTCCGGCTGAGGTATTTAAAGCATTAAAACCTTTAATGTTTAATAAAGATATTTTAAAAATAGGTCACAATCTTGTATTCGATTTAACTTCTGTTGCTAAATATTTTGACAACAAAGTTCCAGTAGGTCCTTACTTTGACACAATGATTGCTTCATTTATTGTAGACAACCGTAATAAAAATAAAGTAGGTCTTGACGATTGTTTAAAGAGAGAGTTTAACTATGAGATGGTTAAAGGTATTGGAAAAGAAGTAGAGAAGTATTCCTTTACTGAAGTTGCTAAGTATGCTTATCTAGATTCTAAATACACATTTATGTTGTGGAAAGTTTTAACACCAAAGATTAAAGAACAAGCAGTACATAATGTATTTAAATTAGAGATGGACGTTCTAGCAGTCCTTTGCGAAATGAAGCTTACTGGTGCACCAATAGATATGAAAGCCTTACAAGAACTTAAAGATTTATTAGAAGTTGATATAGAAAAAGCAAGAGAAACTATTTACAAAATTGCTGGATTTTTTAATATTAATTCTAACCAAGAAAAGCAAGCAAAGTTATATGGTCCTAAAGACCAAGGTGGCCGAGGCTTAAAGACCCACGTTTTAACAGGCAAAGGGAAGAAAAAAGATGATGAAGGTATAGATTTATCAGTATCAGATTATTCAGTGTCTTCTGAAGCCCTTGAGGCTTTTAGAGGTAGAGACGAATTAGTAGACGCTCTTTTAGAATATTCAGATTTAAATAAATTATTAACAACTTATGTTATTCCTTATTTAGGCGGGGAAGTAATTAGAACTGTTAATGGAAAATCTAAGACCGACTATAAAGAAAGTTTATTAGTAGATGGTCGCATTCATTGTGATTTCATTCAACACGGAGCTGAGACAGGTAGATTCTCAAGTCGTAACCCAAATTTACAAAACGTACCAGCCCCTCATACAGCCCATGGTAAAGCTATTAGAAATTTATTTATAGCTCCAGAAGGTTATAAGTTGATTGTTGCTGACTATTCACAGATTGAACCTCGCATTATTGCTTCTATGTCAGAAGACCCAATTATGTTAAAGAACTACCAAGAAGGTGGAGATATTTATACAACCGTAGGAAACACTATGGGAGTAGATAGAAAAGCTGGGAAGGTACTAGTGCTAGCGATGGCTTACGGAGTAGGTCCAGACAAAATAGCTAGGCAAATAGGTTGCAGCGTACGAGAGGCTAGAACATTACTAGATGATTTTGGGGCTAACTTTACTTCAGTAAATAGATACAGACAAAAGATTATTGGTGTTGCTAGAAACAGCAGGCCGCCTCACATAACCACAATTTTAGGTAGAAAGAGATATTTACCAGAATTACTATCACGAGACCCAGGGTTAAAAGCAGGTGCTGAACGTCAGGCGTTTAATACTCGTATTCAAGGCACTGCTGCAGACATTATTAAAGTTGCCATGGTGAGGGCCAACGCTGCTTTACCAGAAGGCGCGAAACTCTTATTAACGGTTCACGACGAACTAGTCACACTTACTCCTGATAGGCTGGTTGAAGAATCAACGACTGCAATTAAAGATGCTATGGAAGGTATAAAAGTGTTAAACATTCCCTTGGTAGCAGATATAAAAGTAGTTCAAAAATGGGGAGAAGCTAAGTGACCGATTCTTTACATCCTATTCCTTTTACCACTTTAGTTAGATGGTATTTGTATGATTTAGAAGTTGTACATCCAAATAAAATTGCAGAAATTCTTGGATTAAATCCTATTAGCCAAGAAGGAGAAGAAAAAGAAATAGAAGACAGCGATAATCGTATGTCTGAATTAGTTAGTTTATTACCATTTATAGATAATATTTCTGAAATTAATGCACAAGTTTTAGTTGCTGTTCAAAGGCCTTCAACAGAAATACTAGTAAATGGTTCTAATGGAACTTTAAATCTTGAAGAGATGGAAGAAAATTTAAGAAATACTTTTAGACACATATCATTTTCAGCAATAACTGCAGCTATTTCAGCAGGTATGGAACTTGCCATACTTGACCACGGTGGGGCTGACTTTGAAGAATACGAAATCGAGGAGCTAGATGAGCAGTAATTGGTGGGCAAATAAATTAGGTACAACTCCTACAAATCAACCACAACAGCAACAACCAAGGCAATTTACAACGCCTCCAACTCAACAACCAACTCAACCTTATTATCCGCAAGAACAGATACAAGACCGCAGACTTCCTGAAAGTGCAACTACTATTAACCGTTGTCCAGGTTGTGGTAGTGGTAATTACGGAAGTGGTGCGCCCGGAGTAAGACCTCGTTGTTATGACTGTGGGTATCCAATAACACAATCTGGTACAGGAATGCCAGGTGCAAGAGTTCCAGTAGATGGACCAACTCAAGCAGCGAAACAAATATCAACTACAAATAACTTTAACCCACAAGGCATCATAGGAAAGATTGAATAATGAGTCTAATAAAAGTACTGGCAAATATTAATAAACAATTTGGTGATAACACAG